TCGCCATTCGGCTTCTTGACCTCAGTGCTGATTCCGGCGCGAATGAAGATCACCTGCGCGGCGGCAGGGCGAACCGCGTTTTTCGCTTACGACTTCACAATCCCTAGCCACTCCAGCGCCTTCTTGCCGGCGACGCTGTAGAGGCCGGCAGCGCTCACGCCCGCGATCAGGCCGTGAATGGCCCAGTAGCCCAGGACCATCCATCCCGTGACGGCCGGCGGTTGACAGAGCAGCCAGGCACCCGTCACGACGAGTCCGATCAGCAGGGCCAGGGCGGGCTGAAGGCCGGTACGTTCCTTCAGCCACGGGATCGCCTTGAGTGCCTGGAGCAGCGCGACGGTGATCGGCGCAGCACTTGCAAGCAATACGAGGTCCGGGATCATCATCTTCTCCTTACGCCAGCGCAAAACCGAACCGGGCGGCGAGGATGTCGGCTATGCCGAGGACGATCTTCGCAATGCCGAGTTCCGCTTCGGCCTCTTTCAGTGTCGCCATGGCGCACTGAACCTTCGGATCCTGGCGCGCCGTGGTCAGGTTGGGAATCTCCGGGCCGATGGACACGCCGAAATCGGCGGCGTCCGTGGCCGAGAGTTCGATGGACAGGCGGATCACTTCCATCAGGTGGTTCTGCAACAGCGATCGCTTCTGATCTGCGGTCAGGTCGTTCGTCTCATTCACGGTTCGTCTCCTTCAAGGTAGGCGCGCGCCTTGCCGACGGCGGCGGCGCGCAGGGTTTCGACGCCGGGGATTCGCTTGAACATGCCGTACCAGCCCAGCAGTAGCGCCGCTTGACGGGTGCGGAGTTCCTGGGCGAGGATGGCATTGTCCAGTGCCTCGCCGTATTCCCGATCGGCGCGGAGCCGTGCGTCCCCCAGCATCGCGCGGACCCCGATATACTTCTCGAAGATCGCGGCAGCCTCCGTTCCGTTCTTGGCCGCTGCGATCTGTTTGCCGGCGATGCCATCCAGCTTCAGCAGTTCGCCGTCGTAGAAACCCACCTGGACCTCGTGGACCTTCAGCCAGTTGTCGACGTTCGCATCGTCGACGACCGCCAGGGCCTCCTGCGTGTCCATGACGCTCAGCATGGATGCGCAGCCGGCACACGGCAGCAGCATCACGACCAACAGCATCAGCAGTAGAAGTTTCTTCACGGTGCCGCTCCTTCCTTGGTCTTCACAAAGGCATTCTTCAGGCCTGCCATATCGTTCACCTCAAGCGCCTCGTCGCGCCGGTCCTTCGCCAGGTACGGATCGAAGTCGCCCGGCTTGAACGGCGTCGGCTTTTTCTTCGGGTCCCGGTTCGCGTTGGCGATGCACGCCAGGATCGCCGACGTGTGCATCCAGTTGTCACGTCCCTTGGCGTCGGCCATCCACAGCAGCTCCCGCAGCGTCAGGGGCCCTGGATCGACTCCGACGACGGCGGCGAGCTGATAGACGATTTGCCAAGGGTCTGGTCGAGGGCCGCGTCGATCTGGGTCTCCAGGTCCGCCCGCTCGATCCGCGTCTGAAGTTTCGTCTGCGCCATCCCGATGCCGACTTCCATCCGGCGGATCTCCAGCTCGATTATCCGACGCTGGGCCTCCACGGCCTTGGCCAGATCCGCCCGGCCCAGCTTCTGGAAAAAATCGACCATCTCCTCAGAGAAGGCGGTCTGCGCCGCGAGGATGATATCGCCGCCGAGGGCCCCGCCGAATTGCTCGTCCGTCACGCCGGCGGCCTCGGCCTGCGGCTTGAGGATGGCAAAGACGACATCGCACAAGAGAATCACATCCGTACCCAGCTTCGTGAGCAAGGGCGGATCGCCTTTGTCCAGCTCCAAGAGGTTGACGCTGAGCAGGCTCTTGACCCGCTTGGCGGCGTCGAGCGTAAGCGAGAGCGTCCACGCCCGACCGGCGCTATCAGTGAAGGCCCGCATGATCGACCTGCCTTTCAGTTACTTACTACGCTGCTACTGCCACGCCGCCGCGATTGATCGCCACCTGAATGATGGCCGCCGTGGTGGCCACGCCGAGGATCGTGACGTAGTCGCCCGTAAGCCGTTCAACGACGTCCGCGATCCCGCCGGCCGTGTCAGTCACGCCGTAGATCGACCCGATGGCCACGGTCGCCCCGATGGTGATCGGCCCGCTGGTCAGGTATGAGATCGGCTGGCCCGTGCCGGCATTGTTCAGGGCGATCCCGACCGCGGCTGCCGCGGCCGCGCTGGTGTCGATGGCCTTGTAGAGCAGGCCATCGGCGGCCTTGATGTAGAGGCTCTGCCCGGCGGTGATCGCCTCGCCGGCCGTGCCGAGAGCCTTGGCCGAACCTGCGCCGGCCAGGACGTTCGCGGCTGTGATAGTCAAGTCTGCCATGATGAATCTCCTACGGCCTGCCTACCGGAAGTCCGGCACAGGCAGGCATGGTTAGAGTTCCGCTTCCTTACGCGACCGTGACCCACTCGCTATAGGTGCTCAGTTTCGCCGTCACGCTGACGGTGATCACCTCTTCCAGCGGCTCGTTGCGGCTGAAGGACGTAATCGAGAAGGCACCCTTCGGCCCCTGCGCGCCGACCGTCGCGCGGGCCTGGTCCAGGATCGCAAGCTCCAGCGTCGAGCCGGCCAGGTAGGCCGTCTTGATCGCATCGAAGCCGCTGTCCCCGGGCAGCCAGACCATATCGAAGTCGCAGTTGCATTCCTTCAGGCCCGGGGCGGTCGCCCGCCAGCCGGAGTTCGCCCGCGTGGTGGCGTCCGCTTCGCCCGCCGACAGGTTCAGCGTGACGTCCTTAACGTTGCTCATTTCCGTCAGCGCCGCCAGCGCGGCGGCGGCAGCGCCCTGGTAGATTGTCGCGTCTTTTCCGAGAATGTAACTTGGCATGTTGGTCTCCTATTTCACGCTGTTTGCCCACATTGCGGGCAGCTTGGGTTTTTCTTTCTCGAAGGCCGGTCCCATGAACGGCCGCGCCCGATACGTCGCCATGACGGTCTTTTGTTTCCGGCTTTTCACGCGAATGCGGCCGCCGTACTCCAGGGCCTCCGCACCCTCTGCCCGTCCCTCGAACTGCTCCGGCCCTATCACGACGGACCTGCTGGCGCGGTCATAGCCGAAGTAGATCAAACGCCTCAGCGTCCCGACATGGCTGGACGGCGGGGAGCCGGGCTTCGAGATCGCCTTCCGCTTGCGGATGCTGCTGCGGGCGGACGTGCGGACGTAGGCGCCGAACTTCTTGAACACCCGCTGCGTCGCCACGTCAACGCGGGTCGTGACGGCCTTGCTGTCGAAGAACATCTTCTTGGCCACCATGCCGATCATATTCCCACCCCCATCAGGCTAAGGCTCCCCGGTGGAGCGTGTTGGTCGAACTTCAGATTCGCCCCGTTGTCCCCGTTGTCAACGCAGTCGTGTGCGTGGGTCTCCGTATCCGGGGCGAAGTTACTGATCGTCGGCCCGCCGATGCCGCAGATGTGGCAGGCCCCAGCAGTTGCCGTGACGGTCATCGTGTTCGGTGCTGCGCCGCCGTTGATAGCTCCCTTAGTCTCGACGTAGGCACTGCCGAGCGCGAGGGCGTTCGCGTTGTTATCGGCATGGCCTCGTGCCAGTCCGCCAGCGCCGATGAGGAGCTGAGAGAAGTTCGTCAGAACTCCGCCGCCCGTATTGTTGCCCCCCAGCGTAACCTGAGTTGCTCTGACCTTGCGCCCGCTCATGTTAATCGTAGCGGTGATGCCAGCAGACGGAGCCAAAGAAAGAATCCCCGCAGTTGGCCCAAGGTTAAGATCGCCGTCGATGGTCAGAGTGCGGTCGCCGCCGCCTGGCGTTGTGAGCAGGAAGTTCTTGTCGCCGAGCACAATGCTCGTGTTTGCTCCAGGCGACGCAATCGGGGCAGCGGTATTGAGCCACACATGCGAGTTGATCGTCCCAGCACCAGCCCACCAGCCAGCAGACGCCCCAAAGAACGCAAGGGTAAAAGCCCCGCCCGTGAGCGTGCCAGCAAAGGCTTGCTTCTGGCAGTAGCAATTGGCAGTAAGGGTCGTTTCCTTGGTCGCAACGTTGCCGATGGACGCGAAGGCGTTGGTGTAGGTGACGTTCGCCAGGTTGCCGCTCGCTACTTGCGTCCAGGGCTGCGTGTTGGTCATCACGGCGGTTGCGGCGATGCTGATGTCCCCGGCAACGTGGACAAGAGAGGAACCAGCAAAGGTCGCTCCGGCGTCGAGCGTCAGTGCCCAGCAGTAAAGCGCATCGGCTCCGGTCAGCGTAACGCCGTTGACCACCTGGATGCTTCCGCAGTAGATAGCGCTACAGGTAAGTGAACTGCTGCCATTGAAGTAGAGAAGTATCGCGGCGGGGATGTGGGTCATGCCCGTTAGCAGTGCAACTGTTGCGCCTGCAATCTGAATCGTCGCGGCGCCGGGTGTGGCCAAGGTGCCATCGAAGACCACCAGATCGTCCAGGTCCAGCACCGTTCCGTTGTTCAGCGTAAACGTGCCGAGGTAGCCGGTCATGCTCAGCCAGCCAAGCGCCGCGGAGTTCTCGTTGAGCGCGATGCCCCCGCTGCTGCCGTCGAACACGATGTTGTCCGTGGCGACGGGAACGGCGTCCTCGACCCAGGAGCCTGCGACGCTCCAGAGTTCGCTGTCGGAATCCACTGTTCGGGTGTCAGGCATAGAACACCTTCATCAGACCGCGACGAGCCGGTAGTGAACGTTGGCAACGAGGGCGGTGGTTACGGAGATACAGTTCAACGCTTCAGCCGTTCCGCACTTGAACAGTGGGCCCTCGCCGCCGTCTCGGGCAGCTCCACCGTTCACGCCGATGCCGAAGGGACCGACTCGCACGTTCGCGGCAGACGCAAGGGCGTAACTCCCAGCCGCTGCGCCCACCTGAGTTCCGATGTGATACCCGTAGACCCAGATCTGCTTACCAGCACCAGGAGTCGCTATGATCTCCTGCGTCGCGTTGGCTGCCACGGCGACGTTCGCGCTCAGATCGCCTGTCGCGCTCGTCACCAGGACCGCCCCGGTAGCATCGTCCAGTATGATCTCGGCTGATTGAATCCACTTTCTGACCATCGCTATAGCTCCTCAGCCCGCCAGGAGGCGGTATGTCAGCGTCAGAACGCTTGTAAACTGCCGCAACTCGCCGAGGTGCTCGGCCGAGTAGATCGGCAGGTTCTCCGTCTTGATCCACGCGGCCGACGCGAAACGCTCTTGCCGACGCAGGAACTCCGCGATCTCCTGCACCACGCCCATCAGGGCGTCGATCTCCGCGTTGTCGGCCGTGGCCAGCCGCTTCTGCACCGCCACGTCAATCTGCACGTCGGTTGCGAAGTATCCGCGCCCGGCTATGGAAACCTCCATGCCCTTGGGCACGACCGTGACGTGCAGATCCTTCATGTCCTTCAGCTCGAACGTCGGCACATAGGCCCGCACCGCAGTAAACGCCTGGCCGAAGGCGTAGCCGTTCAACGCCGCCACCATCGCATCCGCAATGTCCGTTACCGTTGCCATCTATCCGTTGAAGACCAGTTTCCAGACAGCGCTGACGACCAGGATCACGACGGAACTGGCAATGACCCACATCAGCCGCGACCACAGGATCGCCATCCGTTCGAGGCGCTCGAGGCGGTTGTGAATACCGGGTCTGCCGTTGCCGCGAATCGCGCTGTCGATCTGGTTCAGCTTGCTTTTGATGGCCCCGAACTCATCCTTGCATATCTTCTCATATTGATTTGTCGGGCACATTTTCTCACCTACTCCACGTCCACCTGCTTCGTGTGGATTCGCAACGTGATGCGGTACGGATCGCTGTATCGCCAGCAGGGCTCCCGGCCCGGCGCCATGACTTCGTAGATCACCAGCTCCGCGCCCAGGACCTCCGCGATCTTGTCGCCGGCTTGCGGCTCGACCGGCCCGGCGCCTATCACCAGATCGGCGGCCAGGATCAGGAAGTCCCGGCTCTCAAAAGTCGCCGTCGCGCCGGAGCCGTCGTCGATCTCGAAGATCGTCTTGCCTATCGTCGCGTCGAGGTCCACTGACTCCGCGCCGCGCCGGTAGGCCACCGTCCGCACGAGATGCGTCGCGCGCATCCCGTCCAGCCAGGCGGCGGCTTGCTGAAGGATATCAGCCACAAGATCACCGCCGATCCGTTATGCGCTGGTGACCCAAATGCCGCGCTTCTCAACGGGCCGCCAGGAGGTCGCGGCCACGTTACAGACCAGGTGCAGATAGTCGCCGCGAATGCCG